GCGGCAACAATTGATGGAACGCAAACTGTTGAGAACGGTGTTCTTGCAGGTCCAATTTCTATTCCAGCAACTGTTACCGTAACAGGAACGTTGGTAGTAGTTTAATGTCAAAGATAGAAGTAAATACAGTTGAACCACAATGCGGAACTACCTTAACTTTAGGTGGTTCAGGAGACACAGTACAATTAGGAACTGGAGCTAGTCAAACAGGATTCGGTAGAACAGGAACTGTTAACTGGGATACAACAAAAAAGACAACAGGTTTTACAGCAGTATCAGGAAATGGATATTTTTGTGATACAGCAGCCAGTGGAGCATTTACTTTAACATTACCTAGTTCTCCTAGTGCAGGAGATATCGTAGGACTTAAAGATTATAATGGAAATTTTGCAACTGCCAATTTAACAATTGGTAGAGGAGGTTCAAAAATTAACGGAGCAGATGCGGCAGATGTAGTTATCCAAACTGCTGGGGCGGCAATCTTTTTAGTATATGTAGATGCAACTCAAGGATGGCTAGCAACACAAGATGACTCATCAACTTTTGCTGGGGAATCTTTTGTAGTAGCAACAGGTGGAACCATAACAACTTGTGGCGATGACAAAATTCATACTTTTACAGGACCAGGAACTTTTACAGTTTGTTCTGTAGCAAGTGCTGCAGCGGATAATTTAGTTTCATATTTAGTAATTGCTGGCGGTGGAGGAACTGCCGGTGATAGAGGTGGCGGAGGAGGAGCTGGTGGTTATAGGGAATTAAAAAGTCCCTCAACTCCATATACAGCAAGCCCATTAGATGGTTACCCAAGCGCACCAAATAGAATTACAGTAACAGCAACCCCTTATCCAATTATAGTTGGAGGTGGTGGAGCAACAGATAACTCTCCTCCTTTTTCAGATGGAACACAAGGAGGAACTTCAACATTTTCATCAATTAATTCAGCAGGTGGTGGAGCAGGAAATAGAACTACAGCACCAGGAGGAGATGGTGGTTCAGGTGGTGGAGCAGGTTCTGTAGCTCCTCACACACCAAGATCAGGAGGCAGTGGAAACACTCCTCCAACAACTCCTGCTCAAGGTCAAGATGGTGGTGATTCTGGTAATAGTCCCCCGAGATATACGACTGGTGGCGGAGGTGGAGCTGGAGCTGCTGGTGGAGATGGAAGTCCAACTGCTGGTGGAGCTGGTGGAGCTGGAGTAACATCTTCAATTAATGGAACACCAACAGCAAGAGCTGGAGGCGGTGGTGGTGGTTCTGATGTTGGAGGAAGTAACGGAGCCGGTGGATCAGGCGGTGGTGGAGCCGGTGGCGGTGGCGGTGGTAGTCCACCTGAAACAGCAGGTGAAGCTGGAACAGATAATACAGGTGGTGGAGCCGGTGGTACAAGTGGAGGTGGAGCAGGTGTTAACTCAGGAAATGGTGGTTCAGGTATAGTAATAATAAGGTATAAATATCAATAATTATGACAAGTAAAATTAAAGTAGATAATATAAATAAAGTTTCAGATGATTCAAACATCATCAATAAGTGTGGTACAACAATTACACTAGGTGCAAGTGGCGATACAATTAATTTAGCATCAGGTGCATCACAAACAGGATTCGGAAGAACAGGAACTGTTGATTGGCAGACAGGCGATATTAAAACAGCTACTTTTATACCCGCGAATGGGAAAGGTTATTTCTGTAATACAGTAGGAGGAGAATTTACAGTGAACTTACCAGCAGGTTCTGCTGGTGACATTGTGTCGGTACAAGATTATAATAATACATTTGATACCTATAAATTAACAATTAATCCTAATGGTACAGAAAAAATCAATGGTGGTGCGGCCGGTGGAGTACTTGAATTAGATACAGAAGGTCAAGGCTTAACATTAGTTTATGTAGATTCAACAGTTGGTTGGAGAGCTATTGAAGAACAAAGTTATGCAACAAAAGGAAGTAATGCTGTATATGTTGCTGCATCAGTTTCAGGTGCTTGTAATGCTATATCGACTTGTGGTGATTTTAAAGTTGCAGTTTTTAAAAATCCAGGAACATTCACTGTTACTTGTGCAGGAAATGCTTGTGGTTCAAATACAATAGATTATTTAGTAGTAGCTGGTGGTGGGTCGGGAGGTGCGTCTAGAGCAGGAGGCGGCGGTGCAGGAGGATTTAGAGTATCTAATGGATATGGTTCACCTTCTCCAACAATGTCACCTTTGGCTAGTCCAACAGCTTTACCGGTTACAGCGACAGGTTATCCAGTTTGCGTAGGTGGTGGAGGAGCCGCTGTTCCATCATCTCCTAATCAACAAGGAACAACAGGTGTTGCCTCAACATTTACAGGAACAACAACCATTACATCCGCAGGTGGCGGAGGTGGTGGTCAAGATGGAAATACAGGTTTTAATGGTGGATCAGGCGGAGGAGGTGGAGAATCCTCTGTAGGTTCAGCAATTGGTTCAGGAAATACACCACCCGTAAGTCCTCCTCAAGGATTTCCAGGTGGAGCAAGTAATTGGGCACCCCCAACGGGTGGTCCCCATCCAGTATCACCAGCACCTTATGCAGGTGGTGGAGGTGGTGGCGCATCAGAACAAGGTAAGAGAGCTTATCCTGGCGGAGCAGGAGGTGATGGATCTTATGTTCCTACAAGTTTATTTTCAGGAGGAACTGGAACACCCGGACCAGTTCCTTGTGCATCATATTTTGCAGGTGGTGGTGCAGGAATAGGTTGTACATCAGGTAGTCCCGGTGTAGCAGTTGCAGGAGGAGCAGGTGGAGGTGGAGCATCACCCGCTCCAGGAAGTCCTGGAGGAGCCGGAACACAATATACTGGAGGTGGAGGTGGAGCTTGGGGAGATACCAGTGGAGGGGGTACTTCAGGTGCCGGTGGTGATGGAATTGTATTAATAAGGTATAAATTTCAGAATTAGGGGAGTATTATAAAATTATGAGTGAAATAAAAGTAAATAAAATAACACCAAGAGCAGCTTGTGGCACAACACAGCTAGGAGATAGTGGAGATACATTCACAGTTCCTGCTGGTGCAACGATACAGAATTTAGGAACGGCGACAGGTTTTGGTGGCACAGGCGTTGTGTCTTGGGATACATCTTCAATTAAAACAACAGCATTTGCAGCCATTACAGGCACAGGATATTTTTGTAATACAACAGCTGGAGGATTTAATGTTACATTACCTCTATCACCAAATCCTGGTGATGTAATTGGAGTAGCAGATTATGCCAAAACTTTTGATACAGATAATTTAACATTATTAAGAAATGGTGAAAATATTGGTGGAACAGCTGTTAATGCCACACTCAATACAGAAGGTATAGCAGTCACATTAGTTTATGTGGACAGTACAAAAGGATGGATAGTAACCGATTCAGGAAATCAAAGTGATACGCCGACAGCGGAATATGTAAGCGCAACGGGTGGTAATACCACTCTTACTGTAGGTAATTATAAAACTCACATTTTTACAAGTCCGGGAACTTTGTGCGTTTCTAGTTCAGGAAATGCGTGTGGTTCCAATAGTGTAGATTATTTAGTAGTAGCTGGCGGTGGTTCAGCAGGAGGATATTATGGAGCGGGAGGAGCAGGTGGATTGAGATTATCTAATGTAAATGCTTTAGCAGGTATGCCTCCTTTAGCAAATCCAACAGGTGCTCCGGTAGCGGTTGCACCTTATCCAGTTTCAGTAGGAGGCGGCGGAGCGGCCAATCCATCAGCTCCAGGAATTGGTCCTTATGATGGTAATGTAGGTGTTGCCTCAAGTTTAGCAGTAGGAACAACAATAACATCAGCGGGTGGTGGCTATGGTGCTGCGAGCGGATGCGCTGTGGTAGGAGGATCTGGAGGATCTGGAGGAGCTTCAGGATATTTTAGACCTCCAGCAGGACAAGGTCAGGGTAATACCCCACCAGTCAGTCCACCTCAAGGAAATCCAGCAGGTCGAGCATCTTATGCTACAGCCGGAGGCGGTGGTGGAGCAGGAGCAGCCGGAAGTAATGGAACTTGTAATGGTCTATCAGTTTGTGCGCCCCAAGGAGGTCCACAAGTAGGTGGTGATGGAGGAGTAGGTGCATATGTTGCAGATGGATTTATTGGTCCGACTGCCCCAAGTTATGGAACACCAGGTCCAGCCGGTAGTTCAAGATATTTTGCTGGAGGAGGTGCTGGTGGTTCGTGTTCTGGAACAGCAGGATCAGGAGGAGCAGGAGGTGGTGGAGCTGGTAGAAATAATAGTGGCCCTTTTTGTGCAGCTCAAAATGGTGATACTAATACCGGTGGTGGCGGCGGTGCTTCAGGAGGAGGAGTCGGAGGACCAGGAATAGTAATCGTTAGATANAAATATCAATAATATTTATGTATTTACACAAATTTAAAATTAATATATAAGGAGAAACATATGGCACACTTTGCAAAAATAGGAATGAATGGAAAAGTTATCTCAGTTTTAACTTTTGGTAACGGGGATATGCTTAACGCTGATGGCGTTGAAGATGAAACAGTAGGACAACAATATTTAGAGAGACACAATAATTGGCCTGCTCCAATGTGGATTCAAACTTCTTACAACACAACAGCAAATAAACATCGATTAGGGGGTACACCTTTTAGAGGAAATTACGCAGGCATAGGTTATACTTGGGATGAAGAAAATCAAATCTTCTGGGCTAAATCACCTTATCCATCTTGGGTAAAAGATACTTCTGATGCACAATGGCACTCACCAATTGGTGATGCTCCAGCATTAACAGCTGAACAAGAGGCAGCGAATCAACGGTATCAGTGGAATGAAGCCGGCCAATCGTGGGACCTGACAGACGTTAATCCATAATTGATCTAGATCAAATCTTTAAAATAATATTGACATTATAATACCTTTCTTTATAAAAGGAATTGGTATGCAAAAGAAAGTATTAAGTGAAATAGATTTACATTCTGGCACTATAGATATGCCTAAAGGTTTCGAAATAGATCGAGACCAACTTGAAAAAGATATTTTATCATCACAACTTAACAATTCTAAATTTCCCTTCTCACGAAACTGGGATAGGGGAAACACATATATACGAGAGCACATAGGTGTTGAGTACGGTTTTACTTTAATTAATAAAGAAACGTGGGGAAATGTTTATAAGCCAAAAGAACTCTCTATTCCTTTATTAAATATTGATCCGGTGGATTTAAGAAATTCTCCTGATTATACATTTCTTTATGGAGTTAATGTTAAAGATTGTAGTGTTCGAATACACTATGATCAAAACAGAAGAGCAGGCAGAAGTTGGGACATTAAATTAGAAAACAATAAATTTATTATGTTTCCTTCTACTCAAATGTATTACATAACTAACAATCAAACAGATTCTTTAAACTTTATTTTAACTACAACTTATGAATTTATCTAATTATTTCTGGTATTTTAGTGGAGTCTTAACCCCTAGATTTTGTGATGAGGTTATTCAATATGCTCTTGCACAACAAGAAACAATGGCTATCACAGGTGGGTATGGTGATAGAAAATTAAACAAAGAAGAAGTAAAAAATTTACAAAAGAAAAGAAGATCTGATTTAGTATGGCTCAATGAGAAGTGGATATATAAAGAACTACATCCTTATGTTCATATGGCAAATAAAAACGCAGGTTGGAATTTTCAATGGGATTTTTCGGAGTCTTGTCAATTTACAAAATATAAACTAAACCAATATTATGATTGGCATAGCGATCCTTGGCCTAAACCTTATAAAAGAAAAGATCCTAATGATCCTTCTAATGGAAAAATTAGAAAACTATCTATGACTTGTCAATTAACCGATGGCTCGGAATACAGCGGAGGAGAATTAGAATTTGATTTTAGAGATTATGATCCTCATATGAGAGAGGAAAGTAAACATATAAGACGCGTCCCTGAAATATTACCTAAAGGCTCTATCGTAGTATTTCCTTCACATTTGTGGCATAGAGTTAAACCAGTAACCAGAGGAACTAGATATTCACTTGTCGTATGGCATTTAGGACATCCATTTAAATAGTATGTATATAAATAATTATTTTAACACGACCGTTTGGTCGGAAGATAAACCAGAGTTTGTTAAATCTTTAAACAAAGCTAGTGATAAATATATTAAGGAAGCTAGAAAAAATCAAAAAAAATACATTAAACGATTCGGAGATTTTGGTACAAGCTACCATTCAACACCACTAACACAAGACACGGAGTTTATGGATTTTAGAAATTATATTGGTCAAAAGTCTTGGGAATATTTAGACCACCAAGGTTATGATATGCAACAATACACAACTATGTTTTCTGAATTATGGGTGCAAGAGTTTGCTAAAAAAGGTGGTGGTCATCATTCAGCACATATACATTGGAATCAACACGTATCAGGTTTTTACTTTTTAAAGTGTAGTGATAAAACATCTTTCCCAATATTTCACGAACCGAGAACAGGAGCTAGAGCTACTAAATTAAAAATGAAACCAGACATCAAAGGTATATGGGGTGGTACAGAGTTAATTCATTTGAAACCAAAGCCCGGAACATTAATTATATTTCCAGGATTTTTAGAACACGAGTATGCAGTGGATCACGGTAAAGAACCCTTTAGATTTATCCATTGGAATATACAGGCTCTTCCGAAAGCGATGGCTAAAGATGTTTAAAAAGAAAAAGTATACAGTTATCCGTCAAGCAATATCAAAAGACCTAGCAGCTTTTGTGGCAAACTATTTTTCTATGCAAAAACAAGTATTGGATACTTGTAGACAAGCCAGATATTTTTCTCCTTTTGAAACTATTCTAGGAGAGTATGAACCAGCAGATGGACAGATCCCTCATACTTATTCTCATTATGCTGACATTGCTATGGAAACTTTATTCTTAAAATGCCAGGCACAAATGGAAAAAGCTACAGGATTAAAATTATATCCAGCTTATACATTTGCTCGAATATATAAAAAAGGCGATGAGTTAAAAAGACACAAAGATAGATTTAGTTGTGAGATATCCACTACTATGAACTTAGGGGGCGATGATTGGCCTATCTATTTAAGCCCTAACGAAAATGTAGGTATACCCGATGGTAAAAAAATAACTACGATGAGCCAAGCGAAAGGTATTAAAGTAGATTTAAAACCAGGTGATATGCTAGTTTATTCTGGCTGTGAGTTAGAACACTGGAGAGAAAAATTTAAAGGCAAAGAATGTATTCAAGTATTTCTTCACTATAATAATAGAAAAACTCCGGGAGCTAAAGATAATATGTTCGATAAGCGCCCTCATTTAGGTCTTCCATCTTGGTTTAAACGATGATATAATTCTTAGATGGAGGCAGGGCACCACCACATACCCCCTGCTTCCTTCTAAGGATTATATTATATGTTATTAGGATTTGGAGCATTTGGCGAACTACCGATATCAACATCGGGTGCAGACAATAGTGTAACTATTGCTGTTACTAAAAGCTCATTGGTTCTTAATATAGGTAATCCAGGAATTACAGCTGATTCAATTGTAGAGATTCCTACTCCAAGTCAGGTAACTTTAGGAATTGGAACTGTTGTAATTACAGCAGATGGTAATGTTAGCCCTACTAAATCTTCCCTTGTTTTAGGTACTGGAAACGTTACTGTTAGCGCCGGTGCTACTGTATCACCTACAAAGAGTGGGTTTACAATTAGCTCTGGAACTGTTACAATAACAGGTGGAGCAGTTGTTGATCCTACAAAATCAACATTTACATTGGCTTCAGGAACTGCACAAGCAATTGTATGGAGTGAAATTATTCCAGGTGTAAGTGCAACTTGGATACCAATAGACCCAGGAATATAAAATTATGGCATCAACTTATAGTACAAATACCAAATTAGAATTAGTAACAACAGGTGAGAAAGCCGGACAATGGGGTGGAATCACTAATACAAACCTACANATTTTAGAACAAGCAGCTACGGGATATCTAGCAGTAGATATGGCNGGNGCTAGTGTTACACTAGACTTAACNGATGGTGCTACTTCGAATGGTAAAAATATATATTTAAAATTAACAGGCACTTTAGGTGCTAATAGAACATTAACAATGCCAGCAACCGCAGAAAGAATATGGATTGTTGAAGATGCTACAGACAGAAATGGAACTAATAAGTATACTTTAGGTATATTAACTGCTTCTGGTACTACTACATATATCCCTAATAAATCAGTAGTTTTATGTAGATCGGATGGAACTAATACAAACGTTACGCTTTTACAAGACGGATTATATGCTATTAATAATACTTATTCTCCTTACACAGCTGTCCCTGGAGACCAAATTTTTGTTGATACTTCAACAAGTACGGTTACAGTGGCACTGCCAGCTTCACCTTCTATAGGTGATCAAGTTACAATTATTGATTCAAGAGGAAATTTTAATTCTAACAATGTTACTATAGATAGGAATGGATCTAATATTATGAGTGCTGCATCTAACGATGCATTAGATGTTAATGGTCAATCGGCAACACTTATATATTTAGACGCAACTAGAGGCTGGGCGTA